AATACACTTTTTAGTGTAGAGTACGATAGGCGAAACTCAGGTGAGTTGAGCCAATCAATAAATCTTTGGTCGATTTGCATTGGTTAGAATTTAAAGGTTAGAAAATGGTCGTAGCGAAGGGAGGATTTCTCCTCCCAATCACTTCCAACCAAGAGAGTTTACTCCGCTAGGGTTCCAGCGTATGTTGTTAATTGAGCTTTTATTTCTTTTTGCTGCGCAGGGCTTAATGTAGCATACCATTCTTTTAATGATGCTTTTGTTTTGTAATCAAGCATAACTTCAGACATTGATCTAGTTTCAACAGACTTAGGTAAATCTTCACCAGCGTAGATGTAATGACCTAGACCGAACATAGCTAAGTTCTTAGTAAGGCATCTCATAATAGCTGTGTTGATGTCAAACATTGTAGCAGCTTCTACTGATTTCTCAGCGAACTTAGTCTTATAAGTATAAGCCATATGTTTTTGTGCCTTGTTTGAACCGTCCATAACTGGTAACGACATAGGGATTGTTTCGCCATCGATTGTAACTTTAGTGGTAACTAAGTAGCCTAAGTTTACATCGTGTAAGAAAGGCTTATCGAAGTAATGAACTACTTCATAGTTAGCAGATGGATAGTAAGACTTAACAATACCCCAAGCCCAAGCCCAAGATAAATAAGTTAAACCATTCTTTTGTTCTGTGTGGTCGTTGCAATTGATTGCAGATAGCGTAGCAAAGACGCTTTGTTTAGTTTCTTTCATAAGGTTGGATGTTTATTATATTACAAAAGTAATGATTGTTGTATTAGAAAACAACTTTTTTAAGAAATATTTTTTCTCAAATGTAAAATTAATTCTGAAACGTAAGCCTCGCCTTGCTTTGGAGTTAGGTCGTAGTACAAACAAACTTCTTTGAAGTCCTCAGAAGATACCTCAAACTTAGAAAGTATCATACGCTTTGCTTGGGTATTTAAACCCTCAACGATAGACGCTAAATCCATATTAGTATCAAATGTATTCACTTGGCGTGAGCTGTCTCCTATGGTTTCTTCCAAGGATACCTCACCATCTGTTGGCGTCTCTGAAAGGTTTATAATATCGTAACCAAGTTCTATTGCTCCGATCCTTTCTGATCGTTCCATCTTGGCGTTAACAATAAATTCTATAGGGATGTAGGCCTCATCAATTTGGAGATCATTCACCGAATCTTTAAGGCCCTTCTTGATTTTTGCCCTAAGTCGTAGTGGCTTTCTTGTAAAGAAAACAATTGATTGATTTCTTTCTATATATGCCAGTACATACTTTCTTGCGAAGTAATAAGCATAAGAGGACACCTTGGCCCCATTTGCCTTTCCTTCATCATATTTTTCTATGCCTTCTGAGAATCCTATTATTGCCTCTTGGAATAGGTCAGACACTGGGAACTGACCTTGTGAGGTTCTTAATGCTAGATACAATAACAATCTAAGGTTGCCATCTATTATTTTATTCTTGAACTTAACATCGCCTGTAAGTCTATACTCGGAAAGGTTTCTCAAGCATTCATCATTGGATATAACCAACTTAGATTTGCTGAACTCTTTCTCGTTAAGCATACGATACAGGGACTCATCATCTATTAATATAGACGAGGAGAACTTAGGTTTCCCTTCCCAATGTTTTTGTATGAAGCTCATTACTTTAATTTATAAATTGCGTGGGTAGGTTTTGATCTGGAGTCGTGCCATAGCGCATTCATAATATCGAATGGGATATTAATCTCAATGCAGTCCATCATAGACTCGCCTTTAAAATAAACTAAGGTTAGTGCTACTGGCTTTTTCTTTGGGTTATCTGGAGTCAACACAGAGCCAACCATTAGCATCTTAATTTCAGATGGATCAAATGTAATGTCTACCCATAGTTTACCATCCATCTCTATGCCTAATTGCTCAGCCATTTCTAAGGTGGTGGTATCCTGTACTAAACACTCGCAATGGATTAGTTGATCGTCACAAACTGAGTAGTTCTTCGGATCCATTTCGGAACGATAATGATTTTGCATAGATGGATTTTTGACAAAGGTATATGTTAATTTGAATAATTAATCAAATACCTAAAAATATTTTAGCCTTGACCTTGTTCGAAGTCAATGTCGCTTATAACCTTAATTATAACTTCAGCAATCTGAACCAATAAATTCTCCATCTATACTATAATACGCTCGTTAAATCATTTACTCTTTCAAAGTGTTCCAACACACAATAGTCTCTGCCTTCGTGGTCCTTGTCCTCTAAAACTATTAGGTACCCATTGTTGTTTAGCCATTGAATAGCCCTTTCGTTTCGGTTGTATAGAGCAAACTGGTAGTTAGGGTAGGCTTTCTTTATAAGGTCTATAAACTCCTTAGAGTATTCCTTCCTGTGCTTAGGGAATATACCGAAGCTATAAACCAATTTCAATTGATCGGTTACTACTAGGAATCCTATAGGCTTTCCGTCAGATTCTTTCTTTACCTCAAATAGGTTAAGCTTCTTATTTATTCTAGCCAAGTCAAAGATAGATTCAATTACTTGGTTAGTTACATACATAGCCTTATCTCTGTCATTCATAAAGCTCTTCTTGGATATGTCGTCTCTAAAGTATTTGTCTATCGATTGGTCTTTGTAGAAAGAATCATAGATTAATCCGTGAAGCTGGATTACATAGGACAGTCGGTTGAGGTATATCATTTTATTAAGTCTTGTAAGGTTGGTTTTTCTTGTTCAAACATTTTTATTACGCCATCAAATTTTGTATTCGTCATCATCCTCTTTAGCAAACCCAATAGGTTATTGTTCATTGTAGCTTCTCGGATTATGTTTCCTTTCTCGTCAACTATTACTACCTTATTGACTACTATTTTGCCGTCTACTATCTCGGCGTCGTGGATCTGTATATAAGTTTCCATAGTTTATTTGTTTTTAAAGGTTTCGTTATAATATTGATCAAAACACACCCCTCCTTCTGTACAATCAATTCCACCATTCCAAAATTCAAGCATTTGTTGTTCTTCCATTTCTTTGGCTTGTTTAATTTCATCTTCTAATTGCCAAATTGCATAATGTTTGGAAAATTGCTGAATTAACCATTCTACTGCTGTTTGTTGTTCCATAGTTTATTTATTTTTATTTTTAATTCTTTTAAGCAACCTTTTTTCTCTTGGAGTTGAATTATAATTATTTTCAATTAACTCAATGGCTTCTTTTGAAATTTTCTTTCCTAATAAAATATAATTAAACCAAGCTAAAAATATATTAGTATTGTATGCAATAAGTTTCATAGTTAAAATTTAGATTCGTTATCAAACCATTTGTGTGTTATCTTCTGATACCATTTACCTTTCTTTACAACTCTTTCCTCTGGATCGTAATGTTCTTTGGCTATTAGGCATATGCGTTCAGCTATCCTATCTGCTATATCATCATTAGATATATTAGCCATCTTTAGTAGGTGCATTACCTCATATTTTACCTGTTGCTTCATTCTTTTTAAATAGTTTTTTAATTCTGTTTTTAAATGAATTTTCTTTTTTCTTTTCGATCATAGCTTGAGTCATATGAATTGCTATCCTCATACCAGTATCGTTGCATTGGTATTGTAATGTCTCTAGGTGTTCCTTTAATTCCTTTAGGTATTTCATTTTTATTTTAATTTTAAATCGTAATTTTCAAACAGCCAATAAATAAAATTAGCCATTGTTACTTGGGTTTCTGTTCTCTCGCATTCGTTGATAAATGCTATTAATACTTCGTCTTTCATTAGCAGTAGAATAAATAAACTATAGCAAATATGTATCCAATTAAAGCCATTGTAACCATAAATCCTATTATGATTGAATGTACATTTTCTTTTTTCATTAGTAGTGTTTTTTAGATTTATCTTCTGTTAGCAATACAATTATATAAATGTTTGTCATAACAAGCATTGCATATGGATATTTATAACACATAGAAATATAGAATGCAATTATTGAGAGTAAAATTAGTATCTGACCAGCTGTTATTAAAAGTTCTTTTAGTTTGTTTTTCATAGTGTAAAGGTATTTAATTTTTAGTAAATTTCCAATTCATTAATTGAGGTATAGAGTAAGAAGTCCAAGAGCCGTCTTTGATTTTTTCCTCTGCGTATTCAAAGGCATACTTTTCCTGTAGCACATCAAACTTACAGCCCTTCTTTATTTGTCTTTTAGCTACATCTATATCGTTGTAGTATATTCGTACTCGTTTCGTATTAGCCATATATGTTTCTGTTTAAAGATGTTTCTGTTTTGTATTCTTTATTTAGTTTATCCAAGTATTCAGACCAGAATGAATATCCTTCAATAGATTCTGACCAATCAAATACCTGTAGAAAATGATCAAACTCATCATACTCAGATGTAAGGTAGTCTATAGGGTTATCTAATTCAGCTATCTCTTTTAGCCAATGCTGTTGCATTGTACTTGACAATTTGTTTAAGCAATTTAATCCGTTCATAGCTTATTTGTTTTAAGGATTTCAAGTTCTTGTTTTACTTCTATGTAATATTGCTTAGCGTCGTTTTTAATCTTGGCAGGAATGTCAGCACCCCAAGAGATTACTCTTATTGTTTCATCTACATATTCCAATGCAGATTCTATTCCTTCTGAATGTTCTTTTATTAATTCTATTGCTCTTTCTTTTGGCGTCATAATTAAAGTTAATTAATGTTATATTATTATTGGTTAAATCTTTATATTTATTTATCGCCGTCATATTCAATGATGGGTTTCGTTGGGTTGTTATAGATAGGCGTCTTTGTGTGGCTTGAGACAAGGGGGCTTATAAATTTTAAGGTTGTGTGTGTTGTGAAAGGCGAATACCTGCGAATCACTACCCCCCTTTAGTCAAAAATTTATAAAAAGACAAGATGCTCATCTTGTGTAGTGGACAGAATACTCTATTAAAACACCGAACATCTTACGACTCGTGCTGAGAGTATCCCAAAGATTAAAGACCATATAGGACGATAGGTCTAAAAACAAGAATGGCTAATCGCTATCGGAGGGGACATCTCCTTCAAGCAAAAAGCCATTCAATATTTCTTTATATTGACTACTGATATGTCCCATCAATAATCTTATAATATAATACGCTCTATAGTTGTAAAAAAGTCCCCTCCATTTTACCGAAGGGGGTTTTCCCTTTAAACTTTACCAACTATGAACATCGGTGTAATCAGGGTAGGATTCGAACCTACATCATTGCTATGCCTCTTTTCTAATGTTTTCTTGAGATAACCGCCTCCACCTTTCAGCCACCTGACTATATAACAAAGATAAACAATGTTATATTAAATTTTCTCTTTTTTTTTATTTTTTTTCTGGGGGGGGGGGCAAACTCTTTCTTTTGCACTATCATCTTTTCTTTCCTCTTGCTCGTTTGTCACCAGCAGAATCGTTCTTGTCGCCCCTGTTTTTAGAAGCCTTAGCGTAGCCTACAATCTTCTTGCCCTTATGCATAGCGTCTAAGCCGTCGCCATTGCCATAGGTTTTCTTTTTCCTGTTGTAAGCGTTTAGCTCTACTCTTTTCTTCTTGAGGTCGTCCCTTTTGCCTAGCTTAGAATCGTATTTCTTTTTCTTAGCATATGACTCAGGGTTTTCCTTATAGTAGTCGGCTCTAGTTTTCTTTTTCATACCTATATAGTACGACTCTTTTTAAACTCGGCAAGCTTGTTAGATAGCTTCCTCATTACGTTCTTAGGGTTTAAAGCCACGATATACAGGCAGTTATCTTTCTTGAACGCTGACTTGTTGCCCTCTACTATGGTTACCTCGGCTTCTTTGATCTCTTGAGTTTTGAGGTCTACTTCCCAAAGCTTATTCCCTGTTGGTATGGACAGGCGTTGCACCTTGGTTATCTCTTTGGCGGTTTCCATTTCCTCATTAGAGGGTAAAGATACTTTCTTCTTTCTTGTTTTCTTTGGTTGGTCGTTCATTGAAGCTTTCATTGTGGAACATTGTTTTTTCAAAGTTAGTAATAAGTTCGGTTATATAATCATCTTTGCCATTTAAGAAATCAATCTTATCCAATATGTATGATATGGTTGTATGGTCTTTATGCACCAATCTACCCAAAGGCACTACGCCTAATCCACTATACTTTCGGCATAGGTATACATAGGTATGTCTAATAAACACTACCTCGTTCTTCCTTGTGGTGTTGTCAAATACTGACTCGTCTATATTGTTAGCCATACACATTACTTTCTTGACTACCTCTGGGCTTATCCTGTGTGTTCCTATCTTAATTGATTTCATTCTTCTGCTCTTCATTTCGGTATGGGTTAGTTCTTAAATAATCAGTTTCGCAATCTCTTCCGTATCTCTTCAGAGGGTTATCCTCTAGGTCAAATACATTGAGGGTTTCTAAGTCCCACTCATTAAATTTGGTGGGCGCAATCATAGTTTCATAGTGTTTATCTTCCATAGTGTTATCTGTTAAGGGTTAGTTTACTTAGATTAATTTCCTCTACTTGATAGCCATCGCCTATCTTGTGGTGGTTCTTTGGGTTAGGGTAGTCGTTCCATTGGAATGAATCGCAATCAAAGATATCTCCGTCTAGGCTAGGTAAATCAATCTCGTAGTATTTAAAATGTAGGTGGCTCTCTGTCCTGTCTTGGCAATGCTTTGAGCAGGTGTTTACTTTATAGTTTGTAGTTACAAAGTAGTTACCACAATGGGTGCATTGCTTGTTTCTATTTATCTTGTTCATTAGTGTTTGGTTTGTTGTATTCTTTCTGAGGGAATACGATTGATAGTTTTATTCCGTTGTTTAGGCAATGGTTTAATGTATCCTCATACAGCTCCTCTAATTTGCTAGATATAGTATTGCTCCAATCTTTGTTACAAGCCTCTAGAATCGTAGTAAAATAGGCAAGGTGACGCAGGTGGTCGGGTAGGTCGTATAGGTCGTTTACTTCTTGTTGCATAGTTATTTGTTTAGCGTTGATAAAGTTAGATAAATACCTGTCCAATCTGACTTAGCATCAGGGTGGTCGTGAGGGAATGCACCTAGCAATGCCTCTGACAATGACGGCTCTTTTAAATTAGAATCATAGCTTCCACAATCAATAGACAAATAGATAGCTTCTGCTTTAATGTCTTGAGGTAATTCCTCAAACCATTCTTTTATAGTTTTCATTTGTTTCATAGTTAAAGTTATTAAAAGTTATATTGTTTTAAAAAGTTTTTTAAGGTAATTTATAAGTAAACAAAGCGCAAGCGATAAGCCTATATTCCACAGGTGCATACCATATACAAAAGGAAATAGACCTATATATTTTAGATAGTGTTTCATTAGTACATACCTCCTATTTGTTTTTCTTTTACAATCTTATCTGACTGCCTCTGAAGGTCAAGCATTGATTGACTATTAGCACCTCTATTGGTTGCCTTATCAAAGCTATCCTGCTCGTCTCCATTGTACCAATCAAATATATCGCACCATTGTACAAGCTCGTTTCCGTCTGCATCGTATTGTGTTCCCTGAGCTATTTCTTTTTCTCTTTGTCGTGTGTATAATACTGAAAATCCCATAGTTTAAAAGTTTTAAAAGTTAAATAAATATTCTTACCCATACATTTTTTAAAGGCTTAGTATAGTCTACCTTAAAGTTATTCTCGGCATCTACCTCGTATAGTTTAACAAGGTCTTGAGTATTTTGCCCATAAGCGTGGCATATACTCCAATCGTATTGTTTGCCGTCAAAGATAAGGCTTCCCCAATCTTCTATTCCGTTAGTGTACTTATCTATATGGACTAATTTATCTTCGCCATTGGTTACGGCAAACCTAATCTCGTTATAAAATGGGTGGACATCTACATTAAAAAATAGTTTCATAGTTTAAAAGTTAAAGTTAATAATGTGGTAGTGGAAAATAGAATCGGTAGGTATGTTCTCTTCCTCTTCATAGGGCTTAAAGTTATTACACTTGTATACCTTTTCCTCGGTATTGCATATTGTCTGAACGACTGAGGCGTGTTCGTTTGTTCCCTCTAATTCTTTCAGTAGACCAACGGCTAGGTATTGGAAGTCGTGGTAGGCTAAAGGTTCTAATCTGTTAGCGCATAGTGTAGCGTATACTCTTTGTTGTAAGAAAGTCATAGTCGTTATATTTTTTCAGTTAGGTTAATGAATCTGATGAAGTCTAATTTAGGTAAGGTATCCATATTGTACTGCTTAGTGTAGCCTTCTAAAGACCATACGTATCCTTGCTCTTCTGCTGAGGTTATGAAGTCATCGTCTGATAGATTAAGATGGAATCTTAAGGCTTCTTCTCTAGGCATTTCAGACAAGCGAACTCCGTATACTTGAATAGTTAATTGCTTTGAGGCCTTAGTCTCTTCTATCTTTGTTAGATATTCGTCGTAGTATTGGTTAAACAATTGTTGTGCCTCTTCCGTGTAGGTAAATGTTTTTGTATACTCGTCAAAGTCTAGGTATTTCCTTGTAGGAAAAGAACTTTTTACTTTTTCTTCTGCTAATTCAGAAGCTAATTCAATTGCGTTGATGCTAAAAATGTGTTCCATAATGTTTAAAGTTTTAAAAGTTAATTAAATTAATTCTATATCTGAAGGTGACAACTCTTCGTCGGTATCTTTTGATTGGCCTTCGCATAATCGTTTGGGTACGTAGCCACAGCAATCAAGAAGCTCTTCAATAGTTGCATTAAATTTGCCATACAATTGTAATTCTTTTATGGCATTGTTTCCGAAGTCAATTCTAGTGTCGGCATCATCAAAATACCAATCAATAAATTCTGATTTTTTTAATTTGAATTTGTTTTCCATAGTGTTTAAAGTTTTAGGGTTATTTATATTTGTTAAGGTATTTATTTTTCATATATTGAATAATGTTTAGACGCTATCTCAAACAAATCATCTTCGCTTATATCTTCTGCACTTGTGTAGCCTAAAGCATCAAGCATATAGATATCTTCGCTTAAAATGTTTTTAATATGTTTGACGACCTCATCTCTTGAGTTAAATTCTAATGGACTATTTATAGCGCCTTCGTCTATCCAAGTTTTTTGTGTATTCATTGTTTAAAGTTTTAAAGGTTATTAGTTTAAGTTAGGTATTCTATGTTTAGCTTTATAGCAATTTGCATTCATTCCGTTGCCAGTACCCCAACCTATTTTAGTTGTGGTACAAGATGCAAATAGAATAGCGATTAGCGTTAGTGTTAGTAATTGTTTCATTGGTTAGAAGTTTTTAGGGTTAGTAATAAATACGCCGTACTTTGTACGCTCTACTATGAAGCCTTGCTTCTGCAATTGCTTATAGTATTTTTCTTTGTCTTGAATAGGTCCGTCTAGGTTTCTTACTCCAGTGTTTACAATTGGACCACAATAGGTTTCTTTGATTTTGATCGTTGACTTCTTAGTCAGTGCGTTGTCATTCATAATTTTTAGTTTTAAGGGTTATTTAATATTGCAAAGATAGTTAGTTAAAATTTATATCCAAATTGATTTTTATTATATGGCTATAGGCTTTGTCTATTCAGCGCATATGCTCCAATCTTGTAGCTTATGCATATTCTTTCCGTTTATACCTAGTTGTTTACATATAAACTTAGCTAGCTTAATATTGCCTTGCTTAGTCGTTATCTCTCTAGTTCCTATAGCTTCCACTATGTCTCTAGGCGTTAGACCTAGAACCCTATTGCAAAACTTTACATCTTGCCCTAGATAAAAGGCTCTTTTTTGTTTAGGCGTTTCGCATACTAATATCCAATTGTGGTCGAAGCCGTAGTTACTTGTAAATTCAATTTTAGTTTTCATAGTTATAAAGTTTTTAAAGTTTAGTTAATAAAAAATTCTTCGTTAAATTCATATCTTTCGCCCTCAAAATTAGGGTTATATATTAATTTACTTTGTGTTGCCATATATGATATGCACTCTTGAGTCATTGCCTTACAAAGTTCTTCAGTTACAGCATCGATATCTAAACCCTCATTTAACCATAAGTTGCCTACATATGTGTACTCTTTTTGATCATTATATATACCGTCACATATCTTATAGTAAGAATCTGCATATCCGTACTGCATAAGCAATTTAAAGATATCTAATTGTAGGTTGTCAGGCGTAGTGCCGTCTGAGTAGAACTTAGTTAAAGGGTTATTGCCTAAGCCAATATTGAATTTGATTCTCATAGTTTAAAAGTTTTATTTAGTTAAATTAATAGGGTTTTGGTTTACGTCTTTTGCTAATTGGTTATCCACTGAAGAGCCGATAAAGTATAGCGTAATTAATACGGCTACTAAGATAATTGCGTTTGTTACTTGTTGAGGTTTCATAGTTTAAAGTTTTAAAGGTTAAAAATACGATTACCTATACATCGTGAGGTTGTTAGTTTTATTCGTTAATATGTACAATTGTAATTTCGAAAGATTTCCCATCTTTATTAATTTTTCCCCATCCAGCATAATTTGCACCAAATACATTTTGAATAAAAGCAAGCACATAACCAAACGGATTCTCTATTGTGCCTTTTCTGTCACCAATATACAATTCGCAAGAATATATAGTAAGGTTGTCTTTATTATCTTTCTCTTGTATTAGCGTGCAATCACCTATGTTTTTAAATTTACTTGAATTTAATACCATTTGCCATCCTTCTTGTAGCTGAATAGGTTTATAAAAGAATAAGTTAATGAATGAATCCATATTCTTTCCTAATAAATTTTGCATTCCGTTGATTGTTAATTCGTTTTTCATAGTTTAAAGTTTAATTGGTTAAATGATTAATTAATTTGATAATGCAAACATACAACGGGAAAAAACAATTTCCAAATATTTCCTATACTTATTTTCTATATCAATTATAGATAAAACTTATAATGAGCATCTAGCCCAATGGAATCAGCCGTCCTGATGTTCAAAAAAAGTTTAAAATAATTTTAGATAAAAGGTAAAATAATTACAGGATGGATAAAAACATATGCAACAGGAAGCGAACAGGTAATACAATAACAGGATAAGAAACAGGATATACTAAATGGTTATTTTAATACAGGTATACAGGTGAACATATATACAGGTAACAGGGGCAACCTTGCATACAGGGAAGATATATATATAAAATGATAATATCAAAACACACGCCAAATGGCAAAAAAGGGGCAATTTTGAGAAACAGGCAGGCAGTTGTCTAAACCAATACAGGCTTGAGTTACAGCCGAATTTTAACATTTCCTTAACGCATACCAGTATCGCAACCTGTGTGTAAAATACAGCCAAACAAAACAGGGTAAACAGGTGTAAATTTACCTAGGTGATGATGATGGAATCAGATGGAGTCGGAAGGTAAAAAGGGGAGGGAGGTAGTCCCTTGTTTTTCCTTACTACCTAAACAAATTTATTACACCACAATAAAAATAAAATTCACCTTAAGCTAGGCTTTCCAATTTACCTACATATGCAGGGTAGTGACCTAAAGTAAAGCTTCAAGTAACCTACATAGTATACCTAAAGTAATACTTCAAGTAGCCTACATAACTCATAGTAAAAAAACTTTCATATAGCCATACCTACCCACTCGGAGAAACGAGAATCCCCCTAGAGAAAGCTAGCCCCCCTATCCCCCCTATAACCCCAGTAACACACTATGTCCCAATTTTATATGCTTATGCGTATGATCCGCCTGTATTTAGCCATAAGTTCGGCCTTTGGAAGGCCTCATTATTATTGGTTATATATAGGGTGTATCTTATTATATAAGAAGGAAGGTGTTATAACTCTATGATTGTCAATACCTATGGTATTTCCAAAAAGATATATTTTGTATTCTCCTAGAATACTCCTACCTTTGTATTATGACGATAAACAAACAAAAAGAAATTACGCCTCTTAATGGTTTAAGGAAGGTTATAACCAAGAAGGTGGTTAACCAATTAATGGATCCTAAAACAGGGGAAGTATTTGAGGTACTCCAAGCGGGGGAGGAAAAGGTAATAGATTCCTTGCCCTTTGTAAAGGTATACTATGAGATGTTGGCTTTTATGGTTAGAACTAATTGTCAGGCAACCATTAAATTGAGTCTTTATATAATGAATGATCTAGAGTATAAGGATAGCTATGTTTATTTACGCAGTACTGAGGTTTGTAAGGATTTAGGATGGAAGACCAAGGGTCCTTTCTATAAGGCCGTAAAGGGGCTAATAGAGGCGTGCGTTATAGCACGCACTGAGATAGTTAATCTGTACTATGTAAATCCTAATATGGTTTTTAATGGCAATAGGATCAAGAAGTAAGTGCGTATTATATAGGTATAAAATTTAAAACTAATGGCTTCTTTTCAAAAAGACGTAAATTATCAAGCAGGTGTAGCTAAGTTGTTTGTAACTACAGTTACTAATCCAGTTATTGAAGTTGCTTATAATGCTAACATAAATCCTTCTTTAAATCCAGCAGGATACTGCGGTGGTATATATATTGGTGGTGATGGTAACTTGATAGTTGTAATGGCTCAAGATACTACAGATACTTTGGTTACTTTCAATGGTGTTAAGGCAGGTACTTTCCTTCCTATCCAAGTTAAGAAAGTAAGCTCTACATCTACTGCTACAAACATTATGGGTTTATGGTAAACATTATTTGGAATACAATAGTAGACTCAGCAGATTCTGCTGCTACGTTTGTAACGAGAATATGGAATTTAATTTCCCTTAACTGGGAAAACGACTCAAGCAATTGGGAAGCTTAACAATATAAAAAATAACTAATGGCAACATTAACAGGTACCCAGGTAAAGAATACTTACCAATCCTTACTTAAAATAAATAACAACGGTAGCTTGCCTACTTCTGCTCCAGCTATTATATCTGATGGATTAGGTAATATTACTCCATTGCAAATAGCAGAAACTAGATTAGGAACTCAATACTTAGCTTCTAATATAGGGTTAGATTTAAATTTTTCTAATAATAAGTTTACTCTTGGTGACTATGATAATACTGCTAATGGTATTTCTGTTCAAGTAAACGACTCAAGTAGTTCTGTATTTATTGGTTATAATGCCCCATTTGGTTCTGGTATATCTTATAATAAGATGGCAGCAGGTGCTTCAAATTTCTTTGCTACTTTCTTAGGAGCAAATGTATCTGGTGGCAATTCAATAATGCAAAACTATTTTTCAGGAACTAATGATATAACGCTTACTTCTAATAACGCTTTTATTAAAATAGACGGAGTTGCTAATAATACCAATATTACAACTGATACCATAGAGTTTAATGGAGCAGGTTTAGAGTCTACATCTTCTGGTAACCAATCTGGAAAACATTTAGTAATTACATTAAATGGTAATCAATATAAAATAGAACTTAGAGAACCTTAATTTTTAACAATAAAACACAATACACACAATGAAACAAGTAGTATTAAATGAAGAACAATTAAAAGCTTTAGATGCTTTCTTACAAGAGATGCCAATGAAATATGGTGCTCCAATTGTAAGCTTCTTAAACGAGGTTATCAAATCTCAAGAAGCGGAAGTAGTAGAAGCTGAGTAATTATAAGGGAGATTAAGTTCTCCCTTTTTAAAACTTAGACATATGAAAAAACTAATAAACTTTATCGCAGGTTTCTTTTTAGATAAACCAGATGCTCCTTCAATGAAGCGTTTAATCGCTTTATTCTTAGGTATCCTTTTAGGTGTAACCCTATATCATAATAGCTTTAGTGAGCAACACGTAGCTCCTTCTGAAGCTTTAGTATATTCAGTAACTTTATTAATTGCTGCCCTATTAGGGTTGAAAGTAGTTGAAAAAGCTATTGATGGATATTTTGGAAAGAAAAACGGAACTGATGACTCAAGCGAAGAAACCAGCAACTAAGAGAACTACAACAAAGAAAGTAACAGATGCAGCGTCAGGTGCAGTTAAGTTACCTGTTAGTTTTAACCAGTTTAGAAAGTACCCAATAGCTGCGGTAGCTTTCCTTTGTGTATTTGGTATTATCTATGTATACAAGGATATGAAAGCTGGATCAAGCAAAGGTATTGACAATTGTATAGAAGATAACCGTAATCTACAAAAGACAGTTGACAAGAAAGACTCAATCATTTATAATATTATAGCACAACAAGCCATTATCAATGCAACCAAATAAAGCAGGAATAGTAATTATACTTACGATACTTGGGTTGATATTAATAATGTTAACCTCTATAACAGCACAGAAAGCTATTAAGCCCCACCCTGTTAAAGGATGGCATTCTATGAACATAGACTCTATGGTTAGCGTAACCGTAAAGAAAAATAGTGCATTCATCCAAAAGAGGGTTGGTGAGTTAAAGCAAGCAGAAAAAGCTTGTGATAGCTTTAAAGAAGTAGTAACTGAATTGAAACAAGAAAATAAAAAACTAAATGAAAAGGTTAACGGTACTGATGATGATGTTGTTGGTGAGCCATTTGAGCTTAAGCCAATCGTATCCAAAGACAAAGATAATTAATGGAGATACTGTCGTGCTTTTATTAAAAAGCCAAGCAGATGATATTAACACTAAATTCAACAACTACAATGAAACAATTAATACTCAAAAAGCTAAAATCGATAGTCTCTTCTTACTTGGCAAAGTTGGGAATAAAGCTGTAATTGATAGTTTAAAGGAAAGACTAGAGATTGCTATTACCGCTAACAATCAATTGTTTGGATATAACGAAGGGTTAAAGAAAGCTTTTGAAGATATGAGCGGATCTTTAGATAGCGCCTTAATGAGAAGGGCGAAGTATATAAGAAGAAAATACGTACTAGATAAATATTAAACTATGCCAGGTTTTAAACCTAAAGATCCTAAAGCTTATGCAGACAGCGTAATGATGGCTAACAAAAACTTAAACTTTGTTAAGCGTTACCTTATGCCTGATATGTATCCTAAGTTGCAGACAAATAGATTAATGGGTGCTGAAGGAATGATTGCTGCGCCTAAAGAAGAAGTAACAACTCATTGGATGTCACACGACCCAAAGTCAATGAGAGTGTTTCCTCAAATTGTAATGGTAGATGGTAAGCTTCAAGATTTAGGAGAAAGGGCGTATGATTATGCTGACAAGACTGGAGAATATATACAATTTGAAACACCAGAAGAAGCAGAGTGGTTTGCAGCTAATGGATATAAAAGCGCAGGCCAAATGACCTCAAAACCATTTCTGAGTCCTAAAACAATTGAAGTAATTAAAAAGAAAAAATAACTATGCCATTTAAAAGTAAAGCACAAAGAGGATTTATGTACGCTAATAACCCAGAGATGGCAAAGCGTTGGGAGAAAGAAACTCCAAAAGGAAAGAAGTTACCTAACAAGGTAAAGACTAAGGTTCAATCTAAGATGGCTAAAAAACGAATGTAATATGAAAGCAAAATTACCAGGTCTTTGGGAAAACATTAGGGCCAAAAGAGCAAGAGGCGAAAAGCCTGCAAAGAAAGGAAGCAAAGCTTTTGTTAAAGCTGTTGCTGCTGCTAAAAAAATAAATGCTAAGGCTAAAAAGAAAAAGTAATGGCTACTATCCACGAGTTTCAATCTACATATTGGGTTGACACTCCCCACGGAGAAGGAATCGCAATATTAATGATAGACTATGGGATACATCAAAACACTATATGGGTTGTGGCAGATAAGAACGATGGAAGAGTTCGTCATTACGATTCAAATGATATTAAACTTAGTACAAACAATACAATTCATCTAAATGATTCAGAAAGGTAAAGAAAAGTTTGCAGGTTACAACAAGCCTAAGAAAACTCCAAGTCATCCAAAGAAAAGCCACGCTGTACTTGCTAAAGACGGAAGTAAAGTAAAGCTTATTCGCTTTGGACAACAAGGCGTTAGCGGTGCTGGTAAAAATCCAAAGACGGCTTCTGAGAAAGCAAGAAAAGCTTCTTTTAAAGCTCGTCACGCAAAAAATATTGCTAAAGGAAAAATGAGTGCTGCGTTTTGGTCTAATAAAATCAAATGGGTTATATTAATATTAATATGGGTGCAACTTTAGAATTACCAGTAGAAGTGTTTAAAGGGATAGATGGAAGGTGGTATAAAAACTGTCCAAATTGTGGCGTAGAACAATCTTATTTAAGAAAGAGTTATGCAATACTTTCTTTTGAAAATAAAAAAGAATGCAAGAAGTGTGCAAATTCAAAGCCAGAAAACAATAACCATAAAGGTTGGATAAAAGACGTATTGAGATATTCTTTTTGTAGAAAATATGAAGTTAATGCAGAATTAAGAAATATAGAGTGGAATTTAGAATATGAATATTTAGCTGATTTGCTTATAGAGCAAGATTTTAAATGCTCTTTAACTGGGTGGGACATAGATGCTTTGAGTGTTGGAAACAATACCGCTTCATTAGATAGAATAGACTCGAGCGTAGGATATGTTAAAGGAAATGTGCAGTGGGTTCATAAAATGGTAAATATGTGTAAACAACAATATAGCCAAGAAGACTTCATAGAAATGTGTACGTCTGTGGCTAATAAAGTAAAATGGTAATATAATGGCAAAGCAAGTATCCAATTCAAACAAAGTAACTTTTGGTGCTAGAAAAAAAGGAAAGTCACAGAAGTCTTACAATAAACACACTCCAAAGCCTAAAGCATATAGAGGCCAAGGAAGAAAATAATTAGTATAAGTTACGGATATTTACGTATCTTTGCGAATATAAAACACAAACACACAATGAGTAAAAGATCTATGCCTCCTGGCAATCAACTATTTGTTGAGGTTCCAGAGATTCTCCAGTCTACTGTTACTACCGAAAACGGAGTAACTTTATTTATCGATCCTTCATTTGAACCTGAACAACACGCTCAAGTAAATGGAAAAGTTTATTCTTTAGGTGGTCGATGTAAATTAAATGTAAAAGAAGATGATGAAATTGCTATATCTTATCATATGGCTGCTGATTACTTTGTCGATGACAATGGCGATCGTAAGTTTAATAGAGTGTTCAATATTGATGACAAGCTTGTGTGGCTTTGTGATGAAGGTTTTATTATGGCTCACAAAGTTGACGGAGAGTGGAAAGCAGTGGGCGATTGGGTTTTACTTAAGGCTATTCCAGAGAATGAAATAACATCAAGTCTTATAATAATACCAGATACAATTACTACAAAATATAAGCAAGGCAAGTGTACATTTTTGTCAGGAGACTTAGATGTTCCTGTCAACAGTACAGTTTTATTTCAAGAAATGTACCGATCTGTGTATAGATTTAAAGATGGCACAGAATTTGTAATATTAAAGAAAGATAGGATTTATGGCTACGAGTAAATACGCACAAACACAGGTAGCTAAAATGATTATCAATCCATATTGCGGAGATGTGCTATCTGAATACCCAAGACTTAAAGAAGTTATTGGAAACACAAACACGAAACACATAACACAGCAGATAGCATTTCTCTCTTGGGTTTATGACTTCAACTCCCCTGCCGTAAGGGACTTCTCAGACATAAACAAAAGAAAAGAATGGGCAAGACTTGAAACTGAGATCACACAAGATCCTAGTTACGAGCTTGCCGTTTCTTTTTTAACTAAGGTGGTAAAGTCTAGAACTTGGACTTTAATATGTAGCTTAGAGTCTACGTTTACCGAATATGCAGAGCGTGTAGCAAAGCGTATTGAGGATTCTGAAAACGGAAAAGAAATCGATATATTAAAAGCCGTAGAGATTAAGAATAAGATGCTTAATCAGATGGCAGATATGAGTAACTCTATAGATGAACTATACGGTAAGTTATTCTCTAATGACCAAGACCTAATTGAAGAACATAATAGAAAAACTATGTTTACTCCAGAGGCTATGTCTAAACTAACAAAGAAAAATGTTTAAACCAATAAAACAACAGAACTGGTCATCTACAGAAGTAGAGATTGCAGGATTAAATTGCCATATACCTGCAAAGGGGTGGCTGTATAATCCATTTACTTCTAAGTGGGAATACTTTGGTATTGAACGTAGATCTACCAAGATGGAGTTGTGCTATTGGGAACCAGATCCTAGGTTTCAAGAATATCAAAAGTGGGAACTAGAAGAGAAGGCAAAACAAAAAAAAGATCCAGAATATATCCATCCAGAGTTGGAGGATTTTAAAAGATATTGCTGGATTAGAAGGTTGAGCGGACATTGGTTTAGCAACAACGGAGAACCTACGTACATTACAGGTGTTCATTGGTACTACTTGTCTTGCTATCATATGGACGTTGGCCTTCCAAGATATAGAGATAAAGATAGAGAGCTGTTTTACTTTTGGGACTACAATGTAGAAGATCCAGAAAGTTTTGGTATTGTATATGTAACTAAACGTAGATCTGGTAAGTCTTTTACAGCAGGTTGTATTGCATTAGAGGCAGCGTCTAGAAGTGAAAACTTTTGGGCAGGTATCCAATCTAAAACAGATGAGGATGCAAAGATATTATTTAGAAAAACAATTATAAACGCATATAGAAAGCTACCTTCTTTCTTTAGGCCATTGTCGGATGTTCCTTTAACAGGAAAGGTTCCAGCAACTGGTCTTAAGTTCTCTACAGGTAAATTAGAACTAGACGAAGAAGAGTTGATGTCAGGTATTGATTTCAGATCTTCTGGTGTTACGGCTTATGATGGTCAAAAACTAGGATACTATCTACACGATGAGATTGGTAAGGTAACACTATTAGACATTAGGGATAGATGGAATGTCGTTAAGTATTGTTTACTTGACGATCAAGGTAAGATAATAGGAAAGTCTTTCCATACAACAACGGTAGAGGAAATGGAAGCAGGTGGTAGTCAGATGTTGGACTTATGGAAGAACTCAAACCAATATGAAAAGAAAGGAAAGAGAACAGCCAGCGGTCTTGCTAGATTCTTTGTGGCAGCAGATGAAACAAGACATCTTCATCCAAGATATGGTATAGCAAATAAAGAATTAGCTAGAGCTGAGATATTAGAAGAAAGGGAGTCTTTGAAAGAAGATCCTAGAGCTTTATCTTCTGCAAAAAGAAAGGAACCGCTAGATGAGAAAGAAGCGTTTCAATCAGATAGTTCTGTTTGTGTATATAATCCAATATTATTAAACGATAGGCTAGATATATTAAAGTGGAGCAAGTCTAGATTAAAGAAAGGAAACTTCCAATGGAAAGATGGAGTTAGAGATTCTGAGGTTGAGTTTAGAGAAAGTGTAAACGGTAGATTTTTAATTGCCGAGATGCCAGCTAAGCCAAATGCTTTTGAAAAGAAAGGAAGTGTTATCAAGCCTATGAATAGTTCTATGTATTCAGCAGGTGTCGATCCATTCTCTCACCAAACGGTAAGCAAGTCTCACGAATCAAGAGCTTCTAACGGAGCTATGGTTATATTTAAAAAAGCAAACCCATTATCTCCTACTGAGTACGATATGAGTCCTGTTCTTTACTATTGTAATCGCCCAGATTCGCCTGAAACCTTTTATGAGGACGTACGTATGGCTTTGTGCTTTTATGGCTGTAATGCGCTTATAGAGAACAATAAACCAGGTATTATTTATTACCTTGAGGAGAAAGGCTGTGCAGACTTTTGCTTTATGCCTCCAGATAAGACCACAAGGGGTTTGTCAGCTACATTAAAGACGACTACGTATATGGCCGAGCTAACGGACCAGTACATAAATGACCACATAAACAATGTTTGGTTTGAGGGGCTTATAGAGGAATGGTTACAATTTGACCCAGGCGATACGACCAAGTCGGATAGCGCAATGGCAGCAGGTTATGCACTTATGTTAATTAATAACCATAAGTATAATCCAAAGGTCGGAAAGAAAGAAGATATTGATGTTTTGAACGTATTACCATTCTTAAGGGGAAAGAGCTCTAGCAACCTTTTGGGCAAAAAACTAGGTTTTTAAAGCGTATTATATCAACACAACTAATAAGACGAGATGTCAGCAGAAATAATTAGCAATGCAAGGACCTTATTCCCAAACGAGGATGTAAGCCCTAAAGAAAAAGAATCAAAAGAGTGGTTAATGCAATTTGCGCAAGCAGCATTTAACTCCTACGGAGACACACCATTTGGCTCAATCGGTTATAGATCTAGAGACAAATATGAGTGGATTAAAACATACGCTCAAGGTCGTCAATCTATAGAAAGATACAAAAGAGTATTAACACCAGATCAAGATCCCAATAACAATAACCTTGTTGTTGACTGGTCTGTATTGCCTATTATACCTAAGTTCAGAAGAACAGCTTTAGGATTATTAGAGAAACAAAACTATGATATTCAAATAGATCCAGTGGATCCGTTTGCTCAATCAGAGAAGGATATGCTAGTTGCTGAAATGAAAGCAAAAGCTATTCTTAGAGAAGAATTTAAAAAACAAGGAAGACCAGATCTAGCGGAAAGTGCAGCAATTATGGCTAACCCTGGAGAGCCAGATGATTTAGATGGAATTGAAGTTGCTGAATTAGGTATGCGTCATAAGACATCTATGGAAGCTGAGTTAGTAGTTGAGTTGGTGTTTGACCAAAACGATTACGAAGGACAACGTAGACAACAATTACAAGATCAGTTTGACTATGGTGTTGCTATATTTAAAGATTACGAACAAGATGGTTTAGTAGGATTTAGAAGAGTAGACCCTAGAAGATTCTTATCTAATTTCTGTACATACCCTGACTTTAGAGATTTAAGATATGCAGGTGAGGTATTAGAGGTTCCTGTTGCTCAATTAATTCAAATGAGCAATGGTGAGTTAACCAAAGAAGATATTGAGTTTATTTATAAGTATGCAAACGCAAATCAATGGCGTGGAAATATGCCAGTAGGTAATGCATACTATGGTACATATAATGACTTTTGGAATAAAGGAAAGGTTCAAGTATTGGATCTTGAGATTATGTCTACAGATGATTTAGTTAGAGAAGAAAGAGTTGACCGTAGAGGAAATACTATTTTTGGAAGAGCTGGATTTGAAGATACAAATAATAAAAAACAAAAGTTTAAAAGAAAACAAGTTGTAGGTATATATAGAGTTAAATGGATTGTTGGAACTAACATTTGCTTTGACTATGGTAAACAATGGAACATTAAACGTGATCCAATTAACATAGCAAGAGCTAAATCTAGTTTCCATATCGCTCCAGTTGATTTCTTTGATATGAAGACATTTAGCCGTATGGAAGCAATTATTCCTTACGCTGATGCAATTCAGTTGGCATTTTATAGATTACAACACGAATTAAATACCGCTGTTCCACGTGGTTTTAATATTAACCTTGCAGCCTTAGAAGAAGTAAGTTTATCTGGTGGAGGAAAAGCTATGAGTCCTTCTGATATCATTGATTTGTATTTACAAAGAGGTGTGTTAGTCAGTCGTTCAGTAGCAGCAGATGGAAGACAAGTTCCTCCAGCTATTAACCAGTTAGAAGGTGGTGTAGGTAATGCTATTTCTGAATATTGGAATATGATTAATAATAATCTAGATATGATTCGTCAGACTCTAGGTTTAAATGAACTTACAGACGGTTCAACGCCTAATCCTAAGTTCTTAACTACAGTTGCACAATTAGCTGCATCTGGAACTAATAATGCGTTAAGCGATATTAGCTATGCAGATAGAGCTATTGCTCAATCGCTAGCTGAAGCAGTTGTTATTCGTGTGCAAGATGTAATTAAAAGAGGTGGTGGTGAAGCTTATGATAATTCATTAGGCTTAGGAACTGTAGAGCTATTAAAACGCTCACAAGAGATTTCTAAATACACTTATGGTATTTCAATTGTAGACAAACCTACAGCTGAAGAAAAGGCTAAATTAGATGAGTTAGTTAAAGTTGCTTTACAATCTGGTCAAGTTAATATTGATGATGTTATACGTTTAAATAACATTCAAAATATTAAACAAGCAGAATTATTCTTAGCTTATAAAGTTAAAAAGAATAACGAGAAGAAGCAACAAGAAGCAATGCAAGCTCAACAAATGAATGGTCAGATCCAACAACAATCTGCTATGGTAGCTGAGCAAGCTAAACAACAAACTATCCAAATGGAATACCAAATGAAGTCTGAACTTGAAAAGGTAAAGGCGGATATGGAAGCTCGTTTAATTGAATTGCGTGGTCAGTTTGATTTAGAGAGAGAAAGAATTTCTGCAACAGGTAGAGTTGAGTCTTCGTTTGTTCAAGCTAAAGAAAGAGATGCTGCTAATATCAGAGACAACAAAACCAAGTTGATGCAAGATGGCAAAATGGAAGATATGGGTGAGATTGACGTTCCAGCAGAATTAGAATCTAGAGTAGCTCCAGAAACAGCAGGAGGTCAACAATTAAACATTCAAGAGCCTTCAGGATTTTCTTTCTTAGGAAATGCTAATCAACAATCTCCAGCTGCTCAAGGTGCAGATATGATGCAACAGGGAATGAACGAGCAAATGAATGCTGCTAATCCAATGCAAGAAGAACAAGGTATGCAAGAGGAAATGGCAGGTGCGCAAGAAGAACAAGGAGCGCAAATGAGTGAGGAACAACAGCAAATGCAAGATATGTTAGCATTTCAGAATCAACAAGGTGCGTAATATATTCATAACATAAACACAGACACAAATGGAAAACACACAAGAAACGGCACAAGTAGCTGAACAAGTAGTTGAACAAACTGCTCCAGTTGCAGAAGCACAAGCTCCACAAGCGGAAGCTCCACAAGAGAATCCATTTGCAGGAGAAGGAAAATGGACAATAAAAGGTGAGCACTCAAGTGCAGGGGTTCAATACAACCAACCTGTAAATCAATTTGAGGAAGCACCTACTGAAACAAAGGTAGAAGAAACTTCAACTGTTGCAGAAAATGCAACAACTGAAACGCCTGAAGTTCCAGTTTATAGAGCAGAAGATACAACAGAAAGCGTAGTATCTTCACAAGAGCAAGCTACTCAAGAACCAATTGTTTTTGATCCTTGGGAGAAGTTAGGTTTACAAGAAGACGATTATGCAAAGCAATTAATCGATGCTTATAAAACTAACCAGCTTGACGAGTTCTTAATTAAGACGAATACAAACTATGACTTGTATACAGACGAAGAGATCATTAAAACTCAGATCGATTCTAAATATCCAAGTTTAGGTGAAGAAGAAAAGAATCTGATATTACAGAAGACTCTACAGAAAGAGTATGGAATAACAGGTGACGAAGACGATGATAAAGTTGCACGTTTGATGATGAAGCTAGAGGCAGACAAGATCCGAGATGGATTAAAAGCTGAACAGTCTCAATACAAACCAAAAACTTTTGAAAACGAAGCGTCAAAATTTGAAGCACAGTTGAAAGCTCAACAGGAGGCAATTCAGCAACAAGTAGAAAGCTTCAAGAGTCATTTAACCTCACTACCAGACTTCAAGCAATTCGAGACGAGCAGGCTTGTAGAATTTGGAGACGGTGAAAACAGAATGAATTTTGAGGTAGAAAAAAATGCTGACTTCTTGGGTGAAACATTAGACCAAAACAAGTTCTTTCAAAAATTCGTTGGCCAAGATGGTCAATTGGATATGAAGAAATGGATGAAAGCTTGGACATATGCAAACAACCCAGCTGCTGTAGAAAAATCTTTAATCAATTATGGTAAATCCCTAGGAGAAAAAAGATTATTTAATGAGCTTAAAAATACTAAGGCAGAGGATGTTGTTCAGACTCCATCAAGAGGTTCTGGATTCGTGATAAAAGCTATCGATGGGAAACCATTTGGTGGTTAAAATATAAAACAATTTTTTAAAACTTTTAAATTAAAACAAAATGGCGTTTACTTACGGCAATGGTGTAGCAGGTGCTACCAACAAGTATACCGCATCAGCGGTGGCTCTCTTAGACCAAAGAGAGATTTATAACCAACTTATCGACATCCAAGACGATGCTGAGTGGTTAGATTTTATGTATATGGCAGGAAAAAAAGACGC